CGTCTGCGCCTTCAACACCGAAGTCGCGGAACATAGCAGTAATTTCAGAAGTACGTTTACGTTCTTCTTCCATAGCTTTAGCTAATTGTTCCTTTGTGATACCGCCTTCAACTGGAGCGGATTTCACTTCTGGAGTTTCAGTCAATTTTTCTTGTTCATCCATACCTTTGTTTTCCTCCTGTGTATCAATACTTGTATGAATTTGAATATCATCTGCACTGCGACCTACGCCGACCGTAGGGTCTGCAGGTACGGATACAATGCTGATTTCTAAAGGTTCCCAATCGGTGATGACGTATGCCGGGCCAGTGAAACGGCCATTCGTGGATGTAGTACTATCATCTTCTAACACTTCATAGCGGTTAATAGAGTAACCAACGCTAACGCCTTGAAGCGTACCGGATTGGACTTTCTTAAATATGGCGTCGGATTGTTCATCTTCGTCAAAGCGTACTAACGCTTTACCTCGGTTATCTTCAATCCACACCTTTTCGATATGCCCCACGACCGCATCACGATCATGGTTAAATAGCACGGTGCCTAAGCCATCGTTAAATCTATCGAGATTGATACATTCTTCATCATGACAAAGGATTTCATCGCCGAACCAACGGCCATATGGCGTTTCGGAGGAGAAGGAAAGCTCCACCGTCCGATTGTCGGAGTCGACTTGGTCAATCGTAGATTCACGGCAATAATTACCTTGAACGCTACGTTTTTCGTTTTCGTCCATTGTTAGCCATCAGCTCCTTCCTGTGATTGTTGGACGTTATTGTCACTATCTGGGTCCATCAATGGTTGCAACTCACTGGAATAATCAAGTAACACACCAAGCTCCTTGGCTCTATCCTGTTCGAGTTTCCGTTGTTCAAGAACTTCTTCCCAATCACGCCCAGATGCTGCGCACACATCCTCTAAGGTTGTAAGGCCGGACTTGATAGCTTCCTTATTGGCAGACACTTCCTTCACTGGGTCTATCCACGACCAGCCTGGTGCAAGCCAAGATACTTCTTGGTACTTGTCTTTGTTCGCCAAGTAGTCAGATGGTAGTTCACCGGCTAGGTACAATGCGTCGATAAAGGCTTTCCAAATCGGCATACAGAAATGTGCGATAACAAATTCTTGCCATTGTCGGAAGGTCTTTTGGTCCTCTAACAGATTTTGCCTTGCTGCGGAGAAGTTACCAGATATATTACGAGCCACGATATCCGCGCTCATTCCTAGACCGGAGGAAATTCTCCGCGTCTGAGTTGCCGAGTATTCACTCGCAGTCCCTGCATTACGTTTAGGGTCTGCGAACTCAATGGATTCACCAGGGCTAAGGTGTCTAACCATGCCTGGTGCTAATGTCATGTTAGGTCGTCCTTTACTATCCCGTGGTAGCATCGCCGTTTGACGTGCTGAATTTTGAGACGTGATGAACGCGCTATAACATGCTGATACACGTGCAGCAATTAGGTCTGCATCCATGTATTCGTCAATATCGTGGATACGACGAAGGACTAATGCCAGGTGGCTCATCCCTCGAAGTTGCGAGGTTCGAGTTGGCTTGAATAATAAGAACGCCTGGTTAGTAGTTAGCCGTAATGCGTCGAAACTGCGTAACCCCATTGGATCGCTTTGATATACGTGATACGCAACTGGTCTCCCATATTCGTTAACCTCCACGCCGTTGATGATGTTATTCTTACCATGTTGTAGGCTAACCGCTCCGATGTTCTCCGCCTCAATCAACTGGATTGATAGTGGCAGGTACTCACCTTGTGCGGTTTTGTTAACTAGAATTTCGCCATCGTAGAGCATCCGCCGTAGCGCGATAGACTGCAATTCGTAAAAGTTAGACATTCCTCGGACGTCCGCATTTTCTGCTTCCGTCCATTTTGCCCAAGCCTTTTCGATTTTGTTGTTAAGGTTCGTATTTAGCTTACCTTTACCGCTTCTTACCTTTGCCTGTGGCTTAATCCCAACGCCGATTACGTTACGGATCAGCGCTGTAACTACAGACTCAGCCAGGTCACTATTCATTTCAGCTGCACGAGCGCGACCTCGAATAAGGTCACGTGCACCGGTGGCCAACTGCTCGGCGGTTCCATAAGCTGGTTGCCAGTCGCTACTCAATCGGTCCATTGACGCCGCATCATATTGGCGGATGGCCTCTCGTGCTGCGATACGATTAAGCGCCCTCTCAGGGCTAACCCAACCGATTACCTTATCTAAGATATTCATCGTCCACCCCATGTCACGTATGCATCACTTTGGAAGCCATTCGCTTCCTCATGAACACGTTGCATCAGCGTTTGTTCGCGTGCATATAACACAGGAAGGTCAATCGCTTTGAACCGCTTACCGCCAATCTGTAACTCGGAGTATCCTTTTGTTTCGATATCCTCGATGACTTCACGGATACGGTCCAATCGTTCGTTTACATCGCTCATGGTTCACCTCCTTATCTAAACCAATGGTTCGTATTACCCATTCCTACACCGTAGTCGATATCCTCGGTGACAGGATTGGATTCTTCATATTCTTCGGGTTCAGTTAAATACTTCACCCCTGCAATGTCTGCGACTGCAGCATTGTATGTACATGTATCTAGCAAGTGATTCGTAGGATGCCCGGTAAGTGGTTTCCACTGCACCGTAACTTCCCCGGTTTTCACGTTGCGGATTTCTTGTTTTTCCTCCGACCGGAGATGGTCGGTATATTCCCGTGGACAATCCTTGAACAGATGGATTGTGCCGACCTCATCGGTTGGCCGTACCATCCGAGCAAATATAAAGTCCTTCCAGTAGTCCGTATTAAGGACGTACAGTTTAAGACCCCCGATAACGCCCTTCTCAACACTTGACATGGAGTATGGCGCCGTTAATGTCTTATGATTTGATGAGCCTTTTAACGGAATACATATTTCGGGGAACCTTGCACAGAATTGGTACACCTCGTCCGTTCTGAAGCCTGAGTCAATGCCCGCCTTCATTACCTGTCTAGGTTCGCCGTATTCTGTTGGATATTCCCTGTTGACTATAATCTCCTCTAAGTCATCCCATGTACTAGCCTGGCCATAATCGATGAGATAGGACTTCACGCCTGGTGCATAGGCCCTAACTTCCCACCAGAAGTGGTCAAGCTGTACGTCAACGCTAGCGATAAGTAGCGTTGCCTTATCCGGTACTACGCCACGGTCATAGGTTGATTCCGTGAAGTGTAACGCTTGCGTACTCTTCGTCTTAGCGCTCCGCCAAGGTTCTGCCAGCCACGAGTTGATAAAGTTCATTAGCTGGTCCGGGAAGTCTTTTGAGGTAAAGAACTCATAAGCGACTTTTCCAAAGGCTATCCAGGGAGAATACAAGGACGATAAGTGATAGCCAACCGAACGCACTAGACAATCCGGTACATTTTCGGTTCGCCATTCTCCGTTACGGAGCATATCCATTTTGTGCTTATCGTGTATCGCTTTCTTGCAATGCGCGCATTCATAATAGGCGGTGTCCCTGATGCGGTCCTTATTGCCTTTAGCCTCATCGGGCCATTTAATCTGTTTGAACACGAGCTTTTGATACTCACCACAGTGTGGGCACGGTACATAGTACTCTTTCTGTGCGTGAGCATGTTTGAAAGCAGTCCAGATATTGCCATTCTCAACTGTTGGGGTTGATACCATCACGTGTTTGGCATCAACGAACGTCTTTGTACGTTCTGTGGCTAGCTTAATTGGGTTTGCTTCCTTGCCGGAGAATACTGGATACTTATCGACTTCGTCGAAGAACACATACTTGATAGCCCTTGACGCTAGACTCGATGGAGAGTTAGCTCCAGATAATACCATGTAATTTCCTGTATTGAAGTTGAGCTCTAACTTAGAACTAGCGTTTTCGTCATACATCTTGGCCAAAGGTTCCGTATTCGTGATCATTGGCTGAACACGTTTATCACTATTGAACTTTGCCAGCATGTCTGTTGGATATACCATCATTACCGGTGCCTTAGATTGATGAAGCGCGAACCCTATCATATTGAGTTCAGCTTCCGTCTTACCAATCTGTGCACCGAAGCACAGTACAATCGATTCAATTAAATCGTTGTTGAGCATATCCATAGGCTCTCTTAGGTATGGAGTGCGGTGCGTGTGCCAGGGTCCGGGTTCTGCACTAGTGCTTGGGAGTACTCTGAACTTATCGGCCCATGTGGAAACGGTGTACCGCTCCGGAGGCTTGA